CTCCATCAGCCACCGTCGTAGTAGCGTCAGCGTCTGAACTAAACGCAGCTTGGGTAGCATACCCTAGCGATTCCCCGATAAGCTCTAAATTAGTGTTAGTGCTTGTGCCCCAAGTGCCGCTCTCGTCACCTGTGGCGATTTCTTTTAACCTTAGATTATTTACATAAGTAGCCATCTATATCTCCAGTGACTATAACGAGGCGTCACCCGTTGCCGGGGGAAGCGTGGTTGCATATATCGTCGTGTTTTGTCTTAGCGATAGGGTCGCCCCGCAGTTTGAACAAGTATCCGCTGCAAGTTCCGATTCGTCTAAATCATAGCCACAATGAGCGCAAACTATTTCGACCTCGTGCTTTGGGTCTACCGTGTTGCCTATACTTTTTGCTTCATTTACTTGTTTCATGCCGCTATCTCCGTCCAATTTGTCCCTGGATTAGGAGCAATTTGACCCCAACTTGTTCCTGGATTGGGGACAATTTGACCCCAAATAAAAACGTTCCCTACTTCTCCAATCGCTTGTACGCCGCTTAATGAGACGGTAGCGCCCGCTGTTTGTGTCGTGGCTCCAAGGGAAGTAGTTCCTACAACCCCGGTCACGTTAACCAGCAAATCAAGATCAACCGAAGCGGACCCTAACGTCGTTGTCCCCTGCACACCGGTAGCATTTACCGTGGCAATTCCAGTTACGGTGGGGCTTCCAACCGCCGTGGTTCCTACGACCCCAACCACCGCAACGTCCGCGCTGGCTAAAGGACCCGCCACGCCTAGCGCGGTAGTCCCCGCTACTCCCGTTACCGAGAAAATGGCGTTGCCATTTATAGTAACGGTGCCGACCTGCCCGGTTGCGGCGTTCCCAAGAGCCGATATCTCTCCTTCGCCCCCGGCTACTATGCTGCTTAAAGCAGTGGTCGCTGTAACTCCTGTAAGGAATACCCCGACGCCTTCCTGAACACCGACAGTGCCAACTTCTCCAGTTGCACTAAGCCCTATAGACTGGCCCCAAGCACCTTCGCCCCAACTTCCTCTGCCAAAACCTTCAAAGGAAACAGTTACCGGGACACCCTGCCCCCAAAGGCCAGAGCCCCAGGTATTTCGGCCCCAGCCCGACATTTTAGGCTATCCTAATAATCGCGTTGCTAGAGTCCGCTGTGGGGAACACAATAGTAAAGTCTCCCGCAGTAGACGTTTTATCTGAACCAAAATCTAAAACCGCAACAGCCGGGTCACCAGATTGAGTGTCGTTAAATATTAAAGCACCACGAGCAGTGATTGTAGCTGTAGAAAAAGTGGTGTTATTAAAGTCTAAAAACGCAGTGGTGCCAGAGCTAGTCGGAGCGACCGTGGTTAAAGCGTTACCTTTTGCACTGTAGCCGGTGCCGGAAACTTCATTAGAGGTAGTGTATGCCGTGGTTGCCGCGCCTAAACTTGCTGAACTTGTATACAAGGCAAGGTTAAAAGTGTCGGCAGTGGTTCCTCCACGAGCAACAGTTGTTCCAAAAGCATGTATGCCATTAAGAAGCTCCACTTTGAAGCTCGTACACATTGCTTGACTAATAGCCATAAGGGGCTTCTCCTATAATTTACGAATTATACTGGCCAATTCTTTTTGGCCCTGTTTTTCAAGTTCTGCACAAACCGTGGTTCTGTCTGATTTAACAGCCTCTTCCATATGCAACACTAAAACTTGTCTAATCTGCTCTTTAAACACTAAAGCTTGCGCTCGAACCTGCTCATCCGCATCTTTACTAATGTGCAAAATTCTATCTAAAGCTCTGTCTGCTATTTCTTCGGGAGTCCACCCACGGTGACTTGTGGTCTGAACTTCCACACTAAAAGTGTTAACACCTGCACCGACCCCTGTGATCATGTCTTATCCCTTATTACTAAACCTGTCCTATATGCGTCTGTCACTTCTTTAGCCTCGCCAAAATTCTTCATGCTTATTATGCTTTCAGCAAAACGCTTTTCGTACTCCTGCATCATGTCGGGCTCACCCTTCATGTAGGTATACGCCTCTATCAAAGCCCCGTACAACAACGTAACTTCTGCGTTTTCACTTAACCAGGTGGTGCCGCTTCCCGCTCCCGCCGTTAAACTTGCCGGTCTATAAAAGTAATGCAGCTCTACCACATAATTACTGTTTGGCGTGGGTCCCAAAATAAAATTGGCATCATCAAAAAAAGCGTAATATTTAGGCTCTCCCGTGGTGGTTTCATCCGGGTTGTAGCTTTGCACAAAGCTCACATCTTTATAATCTAAAAACACCTTGTCATTGGACGCATCCGTAAAAGACAAAGAAAAAGGCGCTAAAAAATCCGTGGGAGCCGCTAAATATTTATTTCCATTGGTGGCGTTAGCCGTAGCATTCTTACGAAAAAGCGTAAGCTGAACGTTTTTTAAAATACGCTCTTCCGCCACACGGATAAAAACAGGCAGATTAGTTACAAAGCTAGCCTCAGTGTTTTGAGTGTAGTCTTGTATTGCTGTTTTTAATTGGTCATAAGTAAAACTCATGAGAACCCTATGGTGTATTTGCCTGCCCGCCCATACCGGAGTGGTTTGAGCAGTAATAGTATAAAGTAGGTGCCGCAGCAGCTACGATTATTTGTGTATAAGCCCCAGGATTACCCGGCACACCCACATATGTCACCCCTGTTGTATACTCGCTTCCCCCGCCCCATGTACCGTTAGACGTGGTGGAAAACTTTAAGGGATGACCACCGTTGGTGTTATCACTTTGATCCAACCGATACGTGCTACCTTCATTCAAAGTCAACGTGGCTTGTAACACCCCATCAATATAATACCTGTTCCCTGCGCCAGGGTTGGCCACGGTCACCGCAAAAGAAGTGACCGTAGCCGCCGTCGTAACGGTAACCGAGCCCACTTGCCCAAAGCCCGTTACGGGCCTTAAATCAGGGGCGTCCGGGGTAGGCAAGCCTACATAAACGTCCATAGGTTCTACGCGATCCGGTCTGGGATTACGCAAAGCCTGTGGGTCTGTAATGGTTCTTCGGGGCTCTAACTGAGGTTGTTTCTTTTCCCACTCATCTTTGCCCACCAGGAGACCATTCCACTCCCGCTTCATTTCGTTCAGCTTGTAGCGAAACCCGCTTCTGTCTGATATGCCATAGGCATTTTTACCAACAGCAAATTTACCCATTACAAATTCTGCGAGTACGCCAAGCTTGGCACAATGTTAAAAGAGGCTCGATCACGGTCCATGCTTATGGCTCGCTCCATTTCCTCTTCGTACACGGCTTTTAATAACTGCACCCTGTCTGGAGCTTTCTTGATGGCAATGTAGTACGCTAACCCTGCCGCCAAACAAGGATAAAATCTAAACGGCATTTCCACCGTATTCTGAGCCGTGTCTGCGTCGTCCATTCGGACCAAACGATCAAACACGATCACATCTGTGCTGTTCTCCGGGACAGGCCACAGCTTTAACACCGGGCTGATTAGACGGTCCAGAAACCACTGTGAGGGACGTCCCTGCGTGGTTTTATTAGGCACACCCAGGTAATCGTCACGACTTAACCGCTGTATGTTGTAATCCACGTTATCGCGGCGAACGGCGGCTGACAAAATGTCTATGGTGTCTGCGTTCAGCGTATAGTTCGCAGTTCCCGCCGTCAGGGCTTGTGTAGATTGCTCTATCGTCCAGGAATTAAGGCCCCTGTTTGCCCAATCAGCAAACAACAGGTTCATAGAACGTTTTGCAGTCTTGATGTCGTATCCAGTACGAACCTCTCGACCACAACGCTCAAACGCCTCCTCGATGTACTCGGTGACGTCTAACTCAAAGTTTTTAGAACCAGAAACGGTCATTTCTTACTTCTTCCTCTAACGTTACCGCCGTTCTTCATTCCTCTTGGCACACCGCGCCCAAAACCCGTTCTTGCCGCAAGAACAGGATCAAATCGAGCAGGATTGGGCTTTTCTTTTTTATCCTTGCCCATCAAAGCTTTCCCCGCCATATTCGAGCCCTCTACCGCTAAACCACCTAAAACAATGCCCTCTGTATTAGCTTTTTTAACCGC